TTGATGAAGCCTCAGGGTTGAGCTTCTTACCGTTCAGTGAACACACGTATCAACAGGCACCTTATGAAGAGATTGATAAGGCTACCTATGAGGCTATGCTTAAGGTTACACCTACTGAGGTGAACTGGGATATTGTTGAAGCAAGTGACTTGACAGAAGGAGCACAGACTCTGGCTTGTACTGGAGGTGCTTGCGAGATTTAGCAGACAAACAAAAGGCCCCAAGGTGTGAACCAAGGGGCCTTTTTTGTGCTTAAGATTTAGATCCAATCAGAGAATAGACTTTCAATGAAACCTTTCTCCTTAGGCCTGCCTGTCGGCTTCCATTGCTCCTCCTTTGTGGCCAAGAGGTCTTCACCAGCCTTACGTATATTAGAGTAAGCTTGTTCCTTCTCACGATAGAAGTCAGAGGTGTTATCATTAGGAGTACCTTGGAAAGCCTGAGCGTCCCCTAAGAATGCCTCCTGAAGATGATCACCTCCTTTAGAAACATCATCCATCAACTCAGTAAAGAACTCCCTATCAGCCTTAGAAGTCTTCAGTGTCTGAAGTTCACTATAAGCATCTTGACCATACTTAGCCACAAACGCTTCAGGGTCTGAGTCAGCATGTTGTTGAATCTTATCTAAAGCTTTATGTGTAAACTCATGATTCCATACCTCAGGTCTTGCAAAACCTCCTGTGGCCATGACGTCACCAGCATCTGCCCTGAGTGAGTCATCGAGACTAAAGCCCTGACTGAGTAGACCTGAGTACCTTTGACGCCTATCCATACTCTCAGGAACATAGACACCTTGCTCCTTGCCTCCTGAGAGCATACCAATACCTTTAGCCTGCTTAGGATCATAACCTAAACGAGCTAATGGATTCCAAGACAACTGTTTGTCTAAGTCACTACGGAACTCAAGGTCTCCAAAGGCCTCCGAAGAGGCTGGCGGGTTACTGAAGTAAGACCGAGGGCCTGTCCAACCAGTAGGTGTCCAAGGCATTATCTAGTCTCCTGATCTTCTACAGGTAAGTTAGAGCCTGTGACCTTAGCACCTAAGTACGCACCGCGCCCACTTACTTCCGCTAAGACAGCTAAGAACTCTTTACCTTCTTTATTGATGGTAGCCTTTCCGTCTTTAAAGTCAATGGCCTTACCTAGTGCATCTAAAGTGTCCTTAGATAAGATAAAACGCATTAGTTGTTGATCTTTAATGTTCTGGAACTGCCGCGTACCTGCCATGGATGATAGGATGGTTATTTTCTGCCACGCACTTATAAAAGGCCTACGCCACATAGCTGTGACATTAGAAAGACCAAAACCTACCGTCTGCTTACCTGCCTCTTTATCCCTGACCTTAAGAGCTTGTTTTAAACGTGGTAACTCCAGCTCAGCCATAGAGTCACCTATGATAGCTAGGGCCTCTAAACCCTTAAAGTAAGAACGTCCGAATACCTTAACATAAGCTTCACGGTGTTTGGGGTCATTAATGAACTCCTGTATCGTTATATCCCGTAGGTTAGCCTGTGACATGGCCTTATTTATCATTGACTGTCGCACCCCGTCCATAACAGCCGTTTGGTTATTAGAGGACATAGCCGCTATACCTGCCAGATGTTTTTCACGCTTACCAGCATCATTAAGCATCTCACCAACAACCTTATCAGTGCTTGTACCTAAAGACTCAAAGAGGAAGTCCGTTTGGTGACGAGATGCTAACTCCCTTTCAACACCTACAGCAGCCAGTTCTTCTTGCATGCCTTTTACTAAGCGAGAAGTATCTCTGACCTCATCCTCAAGCCCGTCCACCATGCCCAAAAGAAGGCGGTTATCTGCTTTATCCAGCCAGCGTTCTACAGCCTTGGGTTGTATAATACCGTTCTTAAACATGATATCATTAAGACCAATCAAGATACTATGGCGCAATATAGAAGGGCCTTCATCGCCAGCGACAGCTAGAAGCTGTTGAGCAATTTCTGGTTTCATTACTTTCTTAACTACGGACTGGCTGAACTTAGAGCGTGAAATGCTCGCTACACCTTCAGCAGAGTAAGGCACACCGATGTTCTCTAAATACTTTAGATCGGCAGCGCCATACAGTTTATGAAAGTCAGCATCTGTTTCCTCAAGCAGTTGTTTAAATCCTTTATTGAGATCCTTCAGTGTTTCGCGTTGACTGCTATCTAGATTACCCCGTAAAAGGCGGTTGATTTCTCTTTTGAAACTATCAATCTGAGGTACAGACAAAGGCTCAAAGGGCGCATCTTTCTTAAGAGGCTTTAGGTCGTTAATCAAAACAGAGAGGCGAGTAGACGCTCCAAACATTTCATCTAAACGTAAGTTTTTATTCAGATTGAATAGCATCTCAGTAGCTTCAGGGGGAAACTCCAGACCCGCGTCCTCTGCATCTTTTAATATCTTATCATACTCCATAGATAGCTGCTTACGAGCTAGACCTTCCTGTGCCTTTATTAGGTTCTCTATTTGACGACCACTCTCTACAGAATCACCTTTCTCATTAAGACGATCCGATGTTTCTGCTATACGATCCTCAATACTATATTGTTGATCTTCTAGTTGATCCTCAACCAACTTCTGCTGCGCACCGATACGTTTTTTTTCATCAGTGATTGCTTTCGCCTGCTTACGTGCTTGTGTTGCGGGATTACCTCCAAACTTAGAGGTATATGACTTAAGAACATTATTATATTCTGTAATAGCGGAGTTAACTGACTCACGAAACCCTGTGTTTGACCTATAAAAAGACTCGAAATCTCTATTGAGTTGATCATTAGCTACCAGTGGAGCTAAGCGAGCAATCTGTAAATCAGGCACACCTAAACGTGCTGCCATACGCTGTGCTTTCTCTATCGTACGTATAAGATCGGGCTGTGAGTTTAACATATCAACCCTGAGGTTCTCATGCCCTACCTCAACAACGTCCTTTATAAACTCATCACGGTTAGCTATGCGATTACGTAAGCCAGCCATGGCTCCACCTGCTTTCTTAGCTGTGTAGGCAATAGGCGCTTGTGTTAAACCTGTCACGGTGCCTGTTAGGAGACCCACACCTACGCCTATCGCTTGTTGGCCTGTCTCACCCACATCAAACTGTTGTGCTGTCTTTACAGCCTGTTCACCAGCAACAGAAGCTGTGTAGGAAGGGAATAGCGAGGCAACACCTACCTTAACTACACCTTTAAGAGTACCCGCACCTACGTAGGTCAAAGGATCACCTAGTTGGCCCACTGTAGCTGCAGCAGCCCTAGCGTGGGGTGTCTTTAGACCTCCGATGGGTCTATACTGCTGACCTACAGATTCAGCTAGGAACTGTCTATCCAGCTCAGCCGCCTTAGGATCTTTGAAGCTATGAAACCAAGGTAGGCTGGTGTTTAGTATACTTTCATCAGTACGTAAAGCACGTACAAGGTCATCAGGAGCGAAGAAGTCTATGAAGTTGAGCAAGGCGTCTTGTTTACCTGAGGCACTAATCGAAGGGTCTTCTTTCTCTATAGGTGCTACATCTTCTAGTTGTTTGTTACGTGTGGTTAAAGCGGTTTCATCGAAAGAATCTTCAACCCGTACTGGTGCTGTGTCATCCTGCTCAATGCGTGTTGTTAACTTAGTCTCGTCAAAAGCCATTGGTATATCCTAAAGTATTTATAGTTTCAAGAAGTGACCAGCTACTACAGTGAACACCTCGCCTTCCTCATTATCTTGTACGGAACCCTCAGGGTAAGCTTCATGGTCTTTCACTTTACCCATTACACTGGCTGAAGGAAAGAAACTAAGTAACTGTGATTGTAGTTGAGAAGGGTCTTCAACAGAACTAAGGGTACGCCTATACTCACGAGATACTACTCTAGCTGTATTGCGTGTAGCCCCTCGCTCACCTGCTTTAATAATTTTCTCTAACTGAGTGATCGTTTCAGGTGAAAGTGTACCTAATGTTCCTGTTGTCAGACCGTCCATTAAGCCACCTAAGAATGTGTTTGCATCCTTAAGGGCAGCGATCTCTGTTACAGCCTTAGAATCGCCATTGAATATCTCTGAAGCTGTTCGTATTAAGAGCGGAATACTCTTAACCTGCCCACTCTTTACGTTAGCTAAGGCTTCTTGGGCCAATGTGACTTTAGAGAAGATAGTATCACTTTTCTGAATCACCTGTGAACTAGCCATAGTATCATAAGAGGCTCTTGCAATCTGTAAGGGCGTGTCAACAACAACAGTTTTGTCAGTTGTACGTTGGATCGGCCTATTAAGGGGAACCACACCGTCAGCAGTTAGTTCAAACAGGTTACCATCATTATCCTCACCGACTCGTATTTCTTCCCCCTCACCGTCCACCGCCCAGTAGGTTTTAGTGAATACCTTATCCGTGTCACTATCCGTATCCGCTACCATTTTTACAGCCGCTAAAATAGCTGCAGGGTTACCCGCTTCCACAAGGTCAGCTAGTCTACCGTTGTCCTTACGTATACTATCAGCAAGTTCTTTGTTAGCTTCCTTTTCAATGTTTGAAGCAAGTGCCGCTTCTTCCTCTCCCATGATACGTGCTTCAGCCTCAGCCCTTGATGTTAGGTCATCCTCTAACTTCTGTTGTGCTTTGAGGTCTAGAGCGGCTTGCTTTTGTGCTTGTGTTGTGGCATATTTAGTGGCTTCGAGGGCTAGAGCAGTCTTTGAAGCCTTCTCATCAGCAAGCTTCTTAGCTTCAGCAGCTTGTTGTTCGTTAACCCTTTCATTTAAGTCCTGTGCATACGCAGGGTAGATAGGTGCTATCTTATTAATAAAAGCTCTCTTCTCAGCTATAGTACCGCTGGAGACTGCTAAGGCTTCTTGCTGCAGGGCTTTCTGTGCTGCCTGTGTTGCCCTAATCTCTGCCAACTGTTGATCCTGACCACCGCCCACAGCACCACTTAAGGCCCTGCCAAGGGAAGAACCAAGTAAGCTGAATGCACGAGCCTTAGCTGGTGTACGTGAGCCTTGAGCAGCCTGAGCCATAAGCTGCTGTTGTAAGTTAGTAGCTCGTGTGTTACGTTGTTGTAATAGGTCTTCTACTGAAGGCCCTTGAGTAAATAATCCTGCTTGTTGAGTAGCCATTATGAGAACCAACCTCCCTTACCAAAACCTTGTGATAACCAATTACTACCTGCGTCAGTACCTAAGAACGCTGATGCTAGACCAGTACCTGCGTCCCACCAAGGACTCTCTGTTTCACCACCACGCTCAAATGTCCTATCTTGTAAGTCTGCACCACGTAAGGCCAACTCATAGTTCTGACGTAGAGCCTCAAGACCTGTAAGGTTACCAAACAGTTGCTGTTGTGCTCCTTGGTTAGCTCCCCATTGTGATAAGTCTAAACCAGCACGTTGCATGGACTCACCAAAGGCATCAGTAGATGACCGAGCAGCTAAGTCTGCCAGAGCTTGTGATTGTGCCTGACCAAGACCAAAGACATCTGGTTGTACCATACCTGAGCCAGCACCAGCGCCTTCACCTGCCAGACGTAGACCTAGGCGACCTGAGCCAAACATACCTTCTTGTAACTGAGCGCGTTGTTGAGCAAAAGCAGGCTGCAGTAAAGCTAAACGTTGGTCAAAGAGTTCCTGAGAACGTTGTGCAGGATCAAAGTTATAATTAAACTCCTCAGGCTCACCCAACATACCTTCAGCCCTACCCATGAGGTCAGAGCCTATAGACGTACCTTCAGTACCTGTACCTTCAGTATCTGTAGCAGGTCTAAAGGTTACAGGTTTAAAAGTACCTGAATCAGCAGGGCCGCTAGGTACTAAGGCACCTCCAGTGCTTATAGCACCTCCTGAGCCTGTAGTCACAGGTGAGCCGTTGGAAGTAGTAAGACCACCCCCTACGTTAGCACTGTCCTTGTATTGCTGTCGAGCCATTTGTACTAGTTCTGCTTGGGATAGACCAGCGTTAGCAGGGTCTGCTACCAACGCACCATAGTTACTGGCAGCGGCTTCATTCATCCCGTATTTAGATTGATTAAAAAGATCACTGCCTACCTGTTTTACACCATAACCAATAGGCCCTGTAGCCATGCTAAGGTAATCCAACATAGAAGGAGTTGTGGTGTTAGGCGCGGTGCCTTTTGGATAATAAGCGCCTGTACTGCTCTGTGTTATGGGGTATTGTTCACCCGCCTGAGCATACGCTAATCCCATTGTTTGTTGTTCTAACTGATCTGCAATACGTCGTGACTCTGCATTAGAGCCTGTCACATTGGAATAGATATCTGGTTCTGGCATAATAAAAATCTCTCTGTTAAATCTGTGTTACTGTGAATGAGCTTGGGTTATAATAATCGGCACCAGCAACACCGCCCGTACCTTCTTCCGACTCTAGTACGTGGGGGTCTGTACCGTGATCACCTACAATATGTGAACCATCAGCACCAGATACTCCGTAAGTACCACCAGAGCCGCCTGAGCCACCACCAACTGTTCCATCGAAGCCTCCAGTACCGCCAGTACCAAATGAGGATATAGTGCCATCAGCACCGTTAGTACCACTATAGGTAGTAGAGCCTCCGTTACCACCAGAGCCTAGAGGATAACCACCGCCTCCTCCACCGCCACCACTGTATGCTGTACCAACGTGAACAGCACCAGCGCCACCTCCGCCGCCTCCGCCACCACCACTAATAGTACCATTATTGTCAATGGTTACTGGTGTTTCAACGTGGATAGCTATACCACCGTCCGTACCATCAGTTGGTTGAGCAATTTGGTTATAAGAGTAACCATAACCAGCGTTACCACCGTCACCACCCCGACCTAATATCTTACCATTGTTTTCAATCGTTAACTTTACATAAGTGGTTCCTGTCTTCAACGCATAACCGCTAGTGGAGCTTGCCACCAATATAGCGTCGGAAGGAACAACAACCTTGACATTATGATATTTGTCTAAGCTAATTGTATCCAAGTCAACGTCTGTATGTGTACCTGAACTGAACGTGTATACAGACTCATATTCATAGGTGTTCTCCCATGTGCCTGATACTTTAGAGTAGCCTTTCTTGACTTTAGTCCAAGATCCACCTACCTTTACGTGGGGCTTCGCATCTGTCCAAGCCCCTGAGACTTTGACTTTAGTATTCAAACCATACATCTCCATCGTTACCTTCTGAGGCAGGGGCATCATTATCAATATAGATATTCTTACCTGTAGCACCAGAAGCACCATCAACGATCACAGTATCAATGCCCATAGCAGGGCTAGCTGCTTGTACAAAGGCCGTAGTGGCTACTTGAGTAGTATTAGTACCTGAGGCCGCTGTAGGCGCTGTAGGCGCTCCTGTGAGGGCTGGTGAGCTTGTATCAGCCTTAGAGTTAACTGATGTTTGAATACTAGTAAATTCATCATCAATCTCAACACCACTTACGGTCTTGAGAGGGTTACCTGTTGTATAGGTATCCTTGGCTGCAAAGTTAGTTGCTTTAATATAATTAGACATTGTTAGAGTACCTTACCTTGTTTGGCATAGATTGATAATTTCTGAAGTGACATAGGAGCACCATTGATTTCAGTGGTGAAGCCTATTTGTATAATGTTTCCTGCTCCTTGAGTAGAGGCTTTCTGATCATTGATAAGTACTGAGCCTGTGTACTCAGCTATGCCGTACTCAGCCACTCCATACTCAAAGACAGTACCAGTTTCTAAGGTGAAGGTATAAGAATAATAAATAGGACTATACTCATAACCTACCTTAAGTGTGAAGGTTTGACCTGTGGCACCTACTGTGGTTGCTGCAAGCTTCTTCACTATCTTGTTAATGTTAGGCATCTCAAGATCAAAGTAGTTACTGTAGTAAGCCATCTCGTACTTAAGACCGTTATCTTGATAACCAAAGTACTCTGCAATACCATCGGGTTGAGCAAAGTATAGATCAGAACCTGAGGATAGGAAAGCAGAGGGGGTCAGTGAGGGCCAAATGGTTACCCTGAATGAACCGTCCTGTAAAGGTGTTCTAGTATCAAAACAGAAGGTCTGTGTAGTACTTGGGAAGGTTAGTAGATAGAAAGCATTGACAGGGGAGTAGACTGATTTAACCAATGATAGGTCTTCAGAGGTTACAGCTTGTATAATGTCATCCCTAATGTTCTTAGAGATATCACGCATAGGCTGAGACTTCTCTTGTACAGTACGGTTTAATGAACGTACACCAGTGTTACTTAGGAATAAGATATCCTCACCAGTGTTCTGTACGGAGTCTCTGGCAATACAACCAACACCTTCGATTACTTCGACTAAGGTTAAGCTTGAAGTGGACATACCTAACTGGAAGTTGTCATTGTCACCATAGATGATAATGTTGTTCTTACAGAAGATAATTAAGTAACCGTTATGAGCACCCAGTGCTACAATCTCGTCCATGCCTTGAGTAAGGACACTTGAGATGTCAATAGAGCCTGACGTACCTGTTTGATACTTAGCACCGTCAAGTACATCAGTAAACCATACTGTAGTCTTATTGGTTACCGTATCAGCAGCCCATAGGCGACCATAGGCCGCTAGAACTGTATTAGCTGAAGGCATTCCAGCAGTGGCGTGAGAATGATTACTGTAGGACTCAAACGCTGGAGAGCCTGATTCAGCAGTGTAGATTAAAGGTTCATAACCCCTTTGGTAGAAGAAGTGATGATCATTCAGTGTTGCTGCCTGCCAATTACCTGTGGTGATTGTATCTGAAGTAGTTGGCGTGATTGTGGTTAAGTCTAAAGTCCCTTTGAAGAATGTAGTGTCATTCCATGATAGGCGGGTATTTACACCATTTATATCTTTGAAATCAGCGATACCTTTAAGGTCAACACCTACGTTAGCGTCTGCCACAGTGTCCTTAGAAGCACTACGCGTCACCCAGCCCTTACGAGCACCTAAGCGTCCATACTTGTCAATGACACAGTTGTCCGCATGTAAGGCAAAGCCCTCCTGTAGTGTTACACCAGACTCTTGGGTGTTTAAACCAAAGAATGCAGGTGCAGCAATGGAGGCTGCCAGTAGTTGTTTAGCCATCCTTAGGGTGCCTCCCAGATAAGTTCCTCAGGGTGCTTGTTAGCATCAAGTGCAATAGCATCTGAGAGGTAGTTAGAGGCCAGTACCTTAGCTGAGGCTGCTGACATACCACCGTCTTCACCACGCTCCTCTACAGCCATAGCGTAGGCCAAGGCTTGTATAGGCAGGTAAGGCACAGTGATGTTATCATCATCATTCACAAGGTCATGGCTACGTTTAATAACGTTAAAGAATAACTGATAAGCACCATCAGGGATAGGGTAAAGATCTACTTGTGTATCACCAGCGGTGTTGATACCATTGAAGACGTAGTAACTGGGACTACCTACAATAGGATCATTATTCAAGAAGGTATTATTAAACCACTTAGGGTCTTTATACTGCATGAAAGTATTACTGGTGTTATTGACAACATCAAGAACTGCTGAACGATTACCTGAGTCTGTTAATACGTAGTTGAATACGTCAGCTTGTGTGTTCACAGTCAATGTTTCCCGAAGGGCTGACCAGTTCCAAGCATTCTCAACCATCTCTTTAGCATCATGTACGAACAGACCTATGAGCTTTGAGTAACCATTCTCATTGACGGTTGAGACTTCACGCTCCCTAAGCCGTATCAGTACGTTGTTGACTATTTCTTTATATGTTTTCATTTGTTACCTTTCTTCATTACGCTATCTGCTAGACCACCACCAAAGTAGAACATTACAATTGATAACATTATCCAATCTATTTGAAACTCTGCCAGTATACCTTGTACGCCTGTAACATCTTTACCCAAGAAGGTCATGACTATCACAGTAATATAAGTACTGATATAAGTACCACCAAACATCAAAGCTAAGTAGCGTTGGGCTATCTTAAAAGGAGCGTAGGCCAGCATTAGATCAGTCTTAGCTTTAGTCTTAGATTCAAGCATCTCTACATCAGAAGTGTATGCGTCATCAATCAAGTCTAAACCTTTAGTGATTACGTCACCACTGCCGAATATTGTACTCAGTATACCCATCGTATTAACTCCTCAGCATAAACGCTAGACCAGTAACCAAAGCAGCTATGAGAATACGAATGAACCACTCGTTGCCTCCAGCCGCTTTAGATACTGTGGCCAGTTTAACAGCGTGATTATCAATAGTCTCTGAATGTTTATTGAGCCTGC